AAAGGCAAAGTCTGGCCTGTATCTTTCAATGTTTATAAAGTATCTGCCGTTAGCTCAGCTGGATAGAGCAACAGCCTTCTAAGCTGTGGGTCGCAGGTTCGAATCCTGCACGGCAGGCCAATTTCTAAGAGGAGAAAAAGATGGCCGCATTATTTGAAAAAACTCGTTTTGATGTAGAAGGTGAAATTATGGAACTTCATAGTTTCGCCACTATCATTCAAAACTACGCTGATATGTTATATGACGGCAAATGGAAACAAACGGAAGATGATGTACATACCACACTTTCTGGTTTTTCTAATCTTTTAATTGCTCATAGTGAAAAAATGATGGACACACATTGTAAACATTATGAATTAAATGAATATGCACCTCGTAAAGATTGGGGTAGTTTGTTTGATGAATTAAAACAACCAGAAAACTCAGAAGCTATAGATGAATTTTATAAAGCAGTAGAAGAAGGACGAAACAATGGCTGTTGAAACTAAAAAAGGTAGTACCTTTATTAAACACTACTATTCAGAAACATTTGAAGGTGAACCACATTATACGGCAGAAATTACTGTAGATGAAGATGCTACTATTTCTGAAATGTGCCGTGCATTTGAATTGTTTTTGAAAGTATCTGGTTATCACTTTGATGGCAATGTTGACATTGTACCATTTGAAGATGAACCTTTACCACATCCACCTCGGTGGGCTGCAAAGTCTGACTTAATGTCAACCTTTGATGAAAAGATGTAGTTAATGCCTCCGTGGTGGAAATGGTAGACACAAGGGACTTAAAATCCCTCGGATTATTCCGTGCCGGTTCGAGTCCGGCCGGAGGCACCACTATTATATTACCAGTTGTTTGTGGATTTGACCGGTCTATGTGATAACACTTTACCTTTATTGGTTCCGTGTTTTACAACATAACCAGATGTGCCATTTCCATTTATATCAACTTCTTGTCTAGCGCCAAATAACACTTTTGTTTTTTCTAACAAAGTTTGTGCTTTGTGTCGCATTTTGAATAAATGGGTGAATCTGTCTGTCATACACCCTCCTTATAGTTAAGTTAGGTGCGTTCCTTCGGTATAACCTACTTCCGGCCTATTGGCTGAACGATAGAATTATTTATATGAGATATGTGTTTCGTACAGGTCTGGATTGTAAATTTGTCGCCACTCACAATCTATGAATTCGCACTCATAGTCGTACTCTTGGAAGTTACCAGCGTTGTATTCTAATTCTTGCATTGCACAATATTTATACAACGCTGGCAATATTTTTATTTTACAGGAGTGATAGCCTCTTGTGGATTTGCTAAAGGTATTAAACCTAAGTCTGTTAGGTAACCTCTAGGTCCGATTGCTTTCTTAGATGTAAATGATTTTACATACTCCTCAACACCTGGTATTACGCCAATGTGTTGTTTCTTTACATAGAAGTATAAAGGTCTACTGATTGGATAAGAACCATCTTGTATACCTTCTAAAGATATTTTAACACCCTCAATTGTGTGGGCGATTGCTTTATCTTTATTACTTAAATAGTAAGAGTAGCCAAAGATACCAAACTTAGTATCTTCACTTTGTAACTTTTGAATTATCAAAGTATCATTTTCACCAACTTCTACAACAGCACCATCTTCTCTTAAAATGATACAATCTTTTTTATTGGCCTCTTTAATTTCTTTTGGACAACCTTTACTCATCACTAAAGAATTCCAAGCATCTCTTGTACCTGATGTTGGAGGAGGAACCATAATTGATATGTCGTAATTTGGTAAACTAGGGTCAATGTCTGACCATTTTTTAGGATGTGGTCCTTTACCTGACATAGCTAACCATAATTGTTTCTTTGTAAAGTTATGTACTTTTTGTTCGCCGTTTTGTACAAAAGCAATACCATCTAAACCAACAATAACTTGGTCAATTTCAGTCACACCATTTTCAAAACACATTTTCTTTTCTTTGTCTTTAATTGGTCGACTTGCATTTGTAATATCTGGTGTATGTGTACCGACACCTTTACAAAATATTTTCATACCGCCACCTGTACCTGTAGATTCGACAACGGGTGTTTTAAAACCTGTTTCGCCAAATCTTTCGGCTACAACTGTTGAAAATGGATAAACGGTAGAACTACCTGTGATTGATAATTGGTCTCTTGCATAACTAACTGTGGTCATCAAACTCATCATAAAAGCGATTAATAGTAATCTCATTCTAAACTCCTTGTTTTAAGAACTTCAAATATTTAACATTGAAAAAGTCGTTGTAACAAAAATTTCACACAACATTATTATAAATAATCATGTCAACTCTCGTTGACAAAATCACACAACTAATAACGAAAAAGAGCAAAGCAGCCGACAGGTGTTTTGTGCTTAAATATTGTCTAAGGAGATAAACAACAATGTTAAATAAAGTAATGAAAGTGTTTGCACAAATTGGTTATGCAAGAGCAGCTCATAATCTGGCCGTAATGGGAAAGTATGAAGAAGCGAAACAGTTAATGATACAAAGTAAAAAGGAGGTTGCCTAAATGGGACGCCTACTTAAAAAGATTTTTGGTCTTAATCATGTTGATGCTGATAGTGGTATCAAGTCATTCTGCCAGGCTGAATACGGCAAAGATTGGTACTATGCGTATATTACCTATAAGCAAGACGGAAAGTTTCCTAGTATAATGAGGGTTAAAGTTTAAACAAATCTCGTATTGATTTTTGAACTTCGTTTAAATCTGCATCCTTATCGACCTCAGGCTTCTCAGCCCAAGTAATCATAAAGAACACAAGAAAAGTAACTGGAAGTCCTATTAGCAATAATAGGACTCCATGTGTAATGTCCATGTAATTTATTTATTACATACATACATTGTAACTTCAAATCCAAAACGCATTTCTGCAACTTCTGGTTTAATCCACATAGTTATCTCCTTATAAGAAAGTATCATATACGATACAGGAATACTTATTATGGCTCGTATATAAATCAACTACGCAAAATCATTAAATTATACTAAGTACAATAAAGAGAATTTTCCGAGTTTCCGGGAGACGATTTTCCTACAACATATCTTCTCTAAACTGGCCGCTGGAATGGACCTTGGAGCTTTCCTTGGAACTCAGACACCGTTATATATAAGTTTACAGTCCTTCACAATTGCATAGAATACCTATGTAAATAGAAGCTTGACAAGGTGCGACAAATATGTTATAGTAGAACTAATGAAAAAAGACTTTTTAGAAACAGTAATAGAAGAACAAAAGATGTTAGATATTGGACTTAAACAATCAAAGGCCAATAAAAAAGAAAGACTTGATAAAGAGAAGACCATAAGTGAACAACTACAAGATGAATTGGAACCCATAAATGATGATTAATAAGATTGCCATTAAAGGCTGTGTAGGGTTTAGTCATATAGAAGGCCGTTTTATAGGGTATATGATATGTGTAAGAGGAAGTAAGACTGTAAGTGTGTCTTTACCTTGGCCTGTATATGTAATAATGAAACGACTTTGGAAGAGTGAAAATGGCCTCCGAAATTTTTTATTTGAAAAACCTAAAACCGACTTCCAGTCCTTGATGAACTAAAACTTATTTGATTTACTTCTATTTTCTTTAAAAGGCAAATACTGTAAATTATCTATATGATGTAAACCAGATATAGTCTTACCATTGAGAGGTATAATATGGTCTACTTCATAACCTTTAGGACAATTCTTATAAAACTCTATAATGGCCTTCTTATCACCAAATGTTCTGTTTCTTAATCTTTTAGCATATACACCATTACGACCTTTATATTTGTCTTTATAGTATTCTCTTTGATATTCTCTTAGATGTTCTTTATTTGATTGTTGCCAATTAGCTACTACTTTAGATTTTCGTTGATATGCGTTTGAACAATCCCTACATTTAGAACTCATATAGGTTTCGCCTTTTTTATTCTTTCTTTTAACAGGTGCTAAATTAGACCCGCCACATTTCTTACAAGTTTTCATATTAATATTTATATAAATGTAATACTCTATGGTTAAGTAATTTATACTCCAGGAAAAAAATTAATGAAAAGGAAATATCGCTTGATACTTATTGCACATATAGATTAGAAAAAACGGCCAGTCCGGATAAGCGCTTTTCCATATATGGCCTCCTCAGATATAATACTAAGGGTTTAAGTCTATCGTTGCGCCTCTATGAATGACTGCGCCTGTCGTGTTACTTGTCTTACTACCTTCAATGGTTTCTGTCTTATTACCTGAAACGGCCATAGTATAGTTACCTGCGACTTTCACATTGTAATCACCACCACTATTCACATTAATATTGCCATCTACGGTCACCACATTGATATTGCCTTTGTCCACTTGTATATTAATGTTGGCGTTGGGACCTATCTGTATATCGTAATGGTTATTTAATACACCACTCTTGTTAATGTATATCTTGTGTCGGCCATCTATGGACACATCACAATCACCTGTAATTTGTGCTTGCCTTTTGCCTTTAATAAATGTATAATGGTCGCCTTTGATTATATCCGTTCTGGTTCCGTTCGGTCCTATTTCGTAGGCCGTAC